TTCTCGTAGCTTGTTCCTGCTCCACCCAAGCGCCGCCTTGCCGCCCCAAAGCAGGTAGCTGATGTATCCGCAGTCGCTGGTGCTGTCTGCGTTGTCGTAGTACGTCTCTGCGCGCGATAGGTAGCTATGCATCCGCTTGATAGTTTCAACGCTGATGCCTTCGCCTTTCGCAAGCTGCTGCGCTCTGACCTTGCCTGTCTGCGTTGCGCACTTGTTGCCGTTGCGTTCGTTTAGTTCGATGCCTCGCTTGGCGTTGTTCTTGACTCCATCGCCGTAGTCAGCGTAGCTGTCTTGGAATTTAGTCTTGATCTGCGAGCTGCACACTGCTAAGCGCTGCGCTGCCTCCGGGTACTCGCTCTGCATTGTGGCATCGCTCATGCACCTGGCGAGGAAGTCATGGCGGCTTTCAGTATCGTTAGGCTTGGGGATCGGCATTGTTGGATATGGTTATGGGTTGGCTGTGGTGATTAGCATCTATCGCTGCGTACATCCTGGTCAGTCCTTCAATAACGCAGGTGGCGCACCACCAGTTCACCGGTGGGTAGCCAAGTGTCTCGTTGATGCGTGCCAGCCTGTTGACGTCATCCGGTGGGATGCGTAGGGTGTGGCTCGCTTGGTACCGGTCCAGGTAGACACGAAGCGCCTGGGCTTCCAGTAGTTCAGTGGTGGTCAGAGCTTGCATGTGTTTGCGATTGCGACAGCGGCACCGGCTGATGCCAGTCCCACGACAATACAAAGATAAGGCGAAATGGGAATAGCAATGACCAGGCCAATCCAAAATGCGAGACACGTCATGCAGCTCAGCGGCTTGCGCCTGAAGATCGCCATGCGGTAGAATGACGCGGGTAGTGCGTAGACTCTGGTCACCGCTATGGATGCCAGGGCAGACAGGATGATGATGATCAGCAGGTGGTTCATAGGTTTTCGTTTATAGCCTTTTTTAATCGCTCTTTAATCTTCTCAATGGAGTAGCAGATGGACCGATATGGGATTCCTGTCTGTTGGCTGAGCCGCTTCATGTTCCAGGTCTTCATGTGTTCAGCCAGCAGGTGCTTGTCGTATGGGAAGTCTCCGGGCTTAGCCCAGCGTTCTATCTCATCGAGGCAGATCTCCCAGGATCGCTCCACGATTGCCTGGTATGGTTCGTACTCTTGGTCATGTATGTTGACGTCGATGGTGACGCGGTCCTCGAGGTGCCGGAACTTTTGAGCAAATGGTGACTTGGGCCCTCGGTATAGGTTGAGAGCCACTCGCACCGCATAGTAGTGCAGGTAGCCATCGGCGTGCATTCGTTCAATCTTGCCTGCGTCTTTTTCGAGTAGAGCGATGGCCACTTCTTGCTCCAGGTCTTTTGCGTATCGCGGTGGTGCGATGTTCGTCGCAATCTGAGCCAGTGTGCCGGTGCTAACAAGTTTAGCAATGATTTGACGTGCTTCCACATTGGTCGCAAAGATAGAGAGTATTTTTTGGCATAATGTTGTGAGTTTGGTACGGCCTCACTTTGTCGAGCCACAGGTACTTGCCCTGATAACGCTGGATGTCTTGGATGACTTGAAGCGCATGTTGCACCGTTGAGTAGTGGCGGCGCATCAGTTCGCCCGCCTCCATCAGCGTCAGCTTCATTTTGAACTTGAGCAGGTACATCAGGCACTGGCGCGATTCGGTGATGTCGCGGTGGCGGTCTTGGCTTTGCATCTGACGCAATCCGATCTTAGTGTGCTTGGTCACTTGTTCGGCGTAGTAGTAGAATTCCTTTTGTCTGTTCATTGGTTGGTGGGTTATGCTCCAGTTAAGTCGATGCCTACCGCGCGGCAGAACTCCGCCTGCGACCTTATTATCTCGTATCGAAAGCCGTGGCTTTCTACCAGCTGCTGCCATTGCTTCTGCGCGTCGCTCTGCCTACCCTTGGCGACCTTAAACTCAAGGAAGGTGACCGGGTTGCTTAGGTACGTCATATCAGCAACACCTGCGACCATGCCCATCCCTTTCAGGATTGAGCCCTGTATCGCATTGGCGGCGTTGTTGTGGTTGAGGTAAAGTAAGCCGTATTCACGCGGCTTGAGTTTGCAGAATAGCTTAAAGCAGGCTTTCTGCAGGTTCGCTTCAGAATGGGATGCCATCTTTGTCTTCGGATTGATAGAACTGATTGCGCGGGTACTGATAAACCGATTGAACCTCGGCGAAGGTTGTGTAAATATCGATGAATTTCAGTTTACATTCACCGACCATGCCGTTGCGGTTCTTGGCGATTATGATCTCGGTGCTGTCATCCTCAAGCTCTTTGTCGTAGTATTTCGGCCTGTGAAGAAAGGTGACGGTGTCAGCGTTCTGCTCGATGCCTCCGCTGCTGCGCAGGTCTGAAAGCATCGGACGCTTGTTAGCCCGGCTTTCATTGGCGCGTGATAGCTGGCTCATCACGACCATCGGCAGCCTGTGTGCCTTGGCTATGATCTTCAGGTCGCGGGTTAGGTCTTCAAAGAACTGGTTCTGGTTAGCGATGTGCGCAGGTATTGACGGCGTTATGATCTGCAGGTAGTCGACGAACACGACCTCGGCGTTGGTGCGCTGGATGTAGCTTTTGATTTTACCTATGCGCATGTCGCCGTCATCAACTACGGTCATCGGCAGCTTGGCTATCACGTCACAGGTCTTGAAGAGTTTGTCGACCTGTTGGTCAGAAAGGCGCGCCGGTGTCTTCAAAATCATGGTGTTGTGAACTTCTGCCAGTTGCGAAAGCATACGCACGACCAGCTCTTCGTCGCTCATCTCCAGAGACAGGAACAACACACGCTTTCCTGCCTTCGCCATGTTGACGGCCAGCGACAGGCTGAACGCGGTCTTGCCCATGGCAGGCCGCGCGGCTATGATGTTTAGCGTCGATGGCATCAGGTAGCCCAGTACGTTGTCAACGGATGAGTAGCCGGTGCTGATGCCTGCTTCTGACCTTCCCTCGCGCTTATCCATGACCTTCTGCATGACTGCCGAGGCCGTGCGCTTCAGCGTTGGCAGCTGGTTGCCGGTTAGCATAGCGTCGAGCGCTTCGAGGTTCGAGGTGTGTAGTTGCATTACCTCCAGCGATGACATAACATTTTGCTTCAGGTGTTCATTGGCGTCAAGTAGTGCCTGTCGCAACTTGCGCTTCACCCAGTCCTCGCAGTGATCCACAAGGTGTGTTGTCAGGTGCGCGTGGCCTGCCGCCTTCATGTCGATCTCAGTGAGGCGTAACGCCATGTCTTTCGGGAAGCGCTGGTCCTTCTTGCAGGCAATCGCCAGCGTCATGATGTCGACTGGCTTGTTGTCGATGTATAGCTGTTGCATCACCTGAAACAGTTGCTGCATGAGGCTGTCGTCGAAGAAGTCGACCTTGTTTTCAATGAACGCAATCCCCTCCGCGAGTGCGTTGCGGTCTTGCATCATTATGCCTATGATTGTCGTGTCGCTCATTGTACTGGAGGTTTACCAAGCTTGCGGCGGACTTCGTTTTCGTAGGCGATCGGGTCTTCCCACGCTTGCTTCTTGGGTAGAGGCTTGACGTCTTGGTGTCGCACCCAGTTGCTGAAGTGGCGCTTGTACTCGGTGACGTTTGGGTGTTGCTTATCGATTGACTTGAGGTAGTTTTCAAAGTAAAGCATGAGCCGTACGATTTCCTCTTTCGTTGTTTTCATTTGAACGGCAAATAATTCGACGGCGGCTTCATCTTCTTCAATTCTGTAATTCTTTAACTCTTCAATTCTTTCATTCGTTAATTCCTTAATTCTTTCATTCTTTAATTCTTTAATTCTTACGCTTCCGTCTTGCTTGTCGTTTGCTTCCGTTTTGCTTCCGTTTTGCTTCTGCTTTGCTTTCTTGCCGTTGTCGTATCGCTTGTTGTTTGCTTCAATAATCGGCTTAATTAGCTTCCAGTATGACCGTGCAAGCGGTGTGATCTCCGCTGGTTCCTCTTGGTTGAGGCCGTAGAATGTGATGGCCTTAAATAGCTCCAGCATGATTTCATCGGGGAGTTCTTCGATGGCTTCGTACCAGCTGCGGTAGAATACAAATCCGTGTTTCATGACCTTAAAATTGAAAGATTAGCGGTTTTTGTAACTGCTCTTAGCTTGCAATGTTTGTTGTGAAATTCAACAAAATCAGAATTAGTATCAGTGCATGTAAAAAGCGTAATTAGACATTTGTCTTCATGTCTATTGATTTTTCTATACAAATCATCAATGCATTTATCTTGCATCCATAATTCAAACATTTGTTGAAAACTTAAATCATAGTGATCTATGTGAGTGTTGTCTCTGGTCAATATTTCACCAGTAATAGGGCAGGTGCTTACGTTGTATTGTACGTTTTCTTCTTTGTACTTCTGAATTATACTGCGTATTGCATATCTGCAAGCCATTTTAATTTGCATCAGTGGAGTTCTGGCGCTTATGCAATGAACGTAGCTTATGTCAGTTCCTGAACCATCTATCCTGTTTAGGAAGAAGTATTTTTTGCCATACATGTCTTTTTTAATAGCAATACTTTTTATACCGCATCCTTTTTTTAGTTCCCATTCAGTATGGCAGCTAAAAAGGTTCAGTAAAAACTCAAAATGTTCTTGATTATTAATTACTTCATTAAAGTCGTACGCACTGGCAATTGCTCTGCACTTTTCGGTTAATTCTTTTTTTGTCATAATGTTTTTGGTTATTGTAGAAAAAAAAGCCCCGACTGGTCGTAGCAGTCGGGGCAGGCCAATAGGCTTTGCTTACGTTCACAAGCGGCTACGACCTCGCTGGTAAACTCTATCACAAATATACAACATTAGCGGTAAGTTCGTTTATAGAACCTTTGATAATTTTTGTAAAAATCAATTCCGCAAATTACCCAACAGAAAAACTCTATTAAGTAATAACGAATAGGTACGAACCTACCGCTAACAGCGGCTTTGCAAAATTGTATCAATCTGTAATTTTCCATATTTAATTATTTAAGCAACTTCACAAAGCCGCAAAACATTAAGTCATATTGCGACCTCGCAGGTCGTGTTCATCTGCAACTTTACGCATTGCGTCAATGACCGAGTTGTCCATGTACGTTGCGGCAATCGCAAGGTCGTAAAATAATTGCACCAGTTCAGTAGCAGTGAGTTCGCTGTCGTCACTTTCAATGCTGATGCGCTTGCCATCGATTTGCAGGCTTAGCTTTAAGCCAAGGTCACTACGGAAGTTTGTTGTCATAGGTTAGTTGATTATTGTGTCGATTAGTTGAATTCTCTTGCCTATCCAGCGCATCACCGGGACCGCCATTGAGTTGCCACAAGCCTTGTACCTTGGACCATCTGGGCATTGGTCAGCAGACTTGTTGCGGTAGGGAATCTTCGTCCAATCATCGGGAAATCCCTGCAAGCGTTCGCACTCTTTGGGTGTTAATCTGCGGATGGCCATTGGTGGATGATGTAAACCATAATTATCACAACCAGCCCTTAACGTAGGTGCTTGTTCAATTTCATATCCGATTCCTTTTGCCGCACTTCCTTGTGTTGGTAAAAATCCAGCAGCCTGCATAACTTTTGGCCCCGAAGTATTTGTTCCTCCAACCGCCTCGGTTATTGTTGCACTTGTTTGCCCATTAATGGATTGATTGTAAACATCCACGGCTATCGGTTGGGCAACAACATTCGTGCTTCGTACATCCCCAACATCAAAGCAGTTAAGAGTATTAGCGGTTTCATCTTTCTCCCAAGTTTCAAAGTCGCTATCGCTTTGAGCTCTTCTTACCTTACGAAATGGTTGGGCAATCTGCTGATCTTGCGTTGCGCTAATCGTAAAGGCTCGCTCCTCTTGACCGAGGTATCCTTTACCTCCACCTTCGCAACCACCACGAACCTTGAAGGCTATCGGCTGGGAATCGCTTGCTTCTCCAACGCCTCCTTCAGCATCGGGGGTAACTTCTTCCCTCTTTTTTCTGCTCGGTTTAGGATTCCCTTGCAGGCTTTCGCGCTCAAATAGTACCGCTGCGGCAACTCGCCAATCTCCAAGGTATCCGACAACAAACACTCTTCTGCGTCTTTGTGCGACTCCGAAGTGTTGAGCGTCAAGAACCCGGTAGGCGAACCCATACCCGAGTTCCCCCAACGCCCCGAGGAAGGTGCCAAAATCCTTTCCTCCGTTACTTGACAGCACACCGGGGACGTTTTCCCAGACAATCCACCTTGGCTTTTTTGCGTCAGCCAATGAGAGAAAGGTGAGCATAAGGTTTCCTCGTGGGTCAGCAAGTCCTCCTCGAAGGCCAGCCACGCTGAAGGACTGGCAGGGTGTTCCTCCGACCAAAAGGTCAATTGAACTGGCTCTGAATGTTTCATTTTCTGTTAGTTTAGTCATATCCCCCAAATTTGGTACAGTGGGGTATCTGTACTTCAGAACTTCTGAAGGGAAGTGTTCAATCTCGCTGAACCACTGGGCTGTAAATCCCAATGGCTCAAACGCGACTGAAGCAGCTTCAATGCCTGAACAAACGCTGCCGAATTTCAAAATGGTAGATCGTTTGATTCGTTGCGACTGTACGACTGCGCTGGTGCTGGACGCTCTGCGGTCTGCTGCTTGACCTGCACGTTGCCGGCCAAGAACTCGCCCTTAGCGCCTTGCTTGCGCCACAGCGCGACTTGGTATTCGACGCCGTTGAGCAGTAGGTTGCCTTTCCACGCGGGTGCGTTGGCGTTGTCGG